GGAAAACGGTAAAATTGTTCCATTTCGAGAACGAGCTGCGATGATCAATTACGGAGATGACTGTAAGGGATCCGTTAGTGAGTTAACTCCATGGTTCAACCATATCACATATCGTGACTTTTTGAAAGCGCATGATATTGTGTTCACTATGCCCGATAAAGAGTCAGAACCTGTTCCATATATGAGTGATTCTGATGCTGACTTTCTTAAGCGTCACAATAAGTTCAATACCGATGTTGGTTTGTACTGTGGTGCCCTTGATAAGAAGTCCATCTACAAGAGCTTACACAGATGCTTGAAGTCTGGTGCTCTCACTCTTCAACAACACGCTGCACAAGTCATAGACGGTGCTTTGCGTGAGATGTTCTATCATGGTCGTCCAGATTATGAGGAATTCCGCACAAATATTCGCAAGGTAGCTGAAGAAGCTGAAGTGAATGCATTGTGCTTGGTCCTCAACGAGACCTATGACGATCGTCTCCAAAACTTTAAGGAGACATATTTGGGTGAAGCACCCAAGAAGATGGAACAAATTACCCTCGAAGATGTCGAATACGAGTCTGAGGGTGGTCTGGAATACAAGTTTGCTGATGTTGATATGCTCTATATTTGGGCAAAACAACAGTTCAGCACGAACCCTGTTTTGGAGAATGATATCTTGGGTCATCACACACTTGGTGAAATTGACCTTCTCTTTATGGAGTATGATAATCGTCGTCAACGACATTACTTCGTATTTGAGATTAAGAACATCTTTAAGGTTCACAAGGTTTTGACTAACTCCTCGTATGTTAAGGGAAAGAAGCAAGCGCGAAAGTACATGGCTGCTATCGCTGCTTTGCAACCGGGTGCCCATGTGCATAGTTTCGTTGTTACAAACAAAGCATGTGAGTACGTAGCGAGTACCTCAGGACTCTCTGAGTATCTCGTGACAAAGTACCCTGGTTTGCCAATCCCTCTTCATACTATTGAGGAGTAAGGTGACATCCGACCTGGTGAGGTCGTTAAATATACACAGCCCAGTTACAAATCTGGGTACTACGGTAAAGCAAAATTGGCTTCATGTATTGATTACGGTGTATATATAGATTTCCTTGTTACATATGTGTATGACGCTTGCATGTTGTATGAGCTTCCCTCGAGAAGTACCGCTATTTAGCGGACCTGTGTTGAGACAGTAC